ACTATTTACTGATTGTAAACTTTTAATACTTGAATTATGTATGTTAATAGGTGGCTTTTTAATGCTATTTTCTTTAAATAAATGATCATAGTCATCAATTACAAACAAATTATTTTTATTTTTATTAAAAAATTCGGAAGTTGATATATACTCTATATCATCATAAACATTCAATTGATAATTGTTTTTTATGGCTAAATAAGAACCATAATAATCTACACTGTGAGTAAAATAATAATTATTGGATAATTGGTTACTTAAATATAGAAATAATCCATCTACATAAGCTGAATTATTTTCATCTAGAAGTTTGGGATGTATTTGATGTTGCAATGAGTTAACTTGTGGTAAAGAAAATAAGTCTTTATTATTTATATCATATTTTCCAATTAAATATTTAAATGGATCGAGTAAAGGTGCTTGTTTAAAGAAAATTTCTTTTTTTTTAATTTTATCAGTGGTAACGTTTTTTATGGAACAAGTGAAAGAATTACTAGTATCTTCTTTTTTTCTCTCATCTACATTGAATAAATACCAATTATTATTAAAGTTAATATTATTATAATTGGTTTCATTTAAACTAAAAAACCTATTATAAATAGGAATGTAATTTTGTGTTTTAGAGAGAAATAAAGTATTGGTCTTTTCTAGACTTTGAAAAAGATTAGAATTTTTTCTTTTTTGATAGTTAATCATTATTAGGTATTTAATATATAAATAATATACTTTTTTAACTTAATATTTCTAAAAACAAATATTTACAATGCGTATTTTCATTATTTAAATCTTCTAAAATAAACTTAGTAAATGTCTCTGGAACTTAAAAAATTTGATATGAAAAGTATTAGTTTTAAACCAAATGAAACCAAAGGTCCTGTAGTTGTATTAATAGGAAGAAGAGACACTGGAAAAAGTTTTCTGGTAAGAGATTTGTTATTTTATCATCAAGATATTCCTATTGGTACTGTAATTTCGGGTACAGAAGAAGGAAACGGATTTTATGGAAAAATGGTACCCAAATTATTTATACACAATGAATACAATACAGCTATTATTGAAAATATTTTGAAGCGTCAAAGATCAGTTTTAAAACAAATTAAAAAGGAAGTAGAAACTTTTAAAAGATCTACCATTGATCCTAGAACCTTTGTAATTTTAGATGACTGTTTATATGATAATGCATGGACAAGAGATAAAATGATGCGACTTCTTTTTCTTAATGGACGTCATTGGAAGATTATGCTTATTATAACAATGCAGTATCCATTAGGTGTACCGCCAACACTGCGTACAAATATTGATTATGTATTTATATTGAGAGAGCCGTATATTGCCAACAGAAAAAGGATTTATGAAAACTATGCAGGAATGTTTCCAACTTTTGAAGCATTTTGTCAAGTTATGGATCAATGTACAGAAAATTATGAGTGTCTAGTAATTAATAATAACGTAAAATCAAATAAATTACAAGATCAAGTTTTCTGGTATAAGGCCGATCCTCATAATGATTTCAAACTTGGATCTAAAGAATTTTGGGAATTATCTAAAGGAATGAATTCAGATGATGAAGATGAAAAATATGATCCAGGTAATGCAAAAAAAAGAGGATCTGGACAAAAAATTAGTGTAAAAAAAACAACTAAATGGTAAGGTATACCAATAGTTATGATTAAATTATAAGATTTCTGGAATAATATAAATAATATTATTCCAAAAAATGTTTGGAAAAAGGAAATGATTTTATAGATAATATGGAATGAATAAAAAAGAGACAAGACATGTTATTTAAACTAAATTATTATCAAAATCAGATTATTACTTTGTCTTTTTGGTTGCAAAAGGTCCACTAATTAATTCACTTTGTCCATAATCCGATTTTCCGACCACAATATTTTCTCCTTCGAATAATTCATTGCGAATATCAGAGACTGAAATCGCATTATTTTCTTTCAAGTTTGCTTCTTGCGTATTAATATTATTTATTCCAACAAGATTTCCATTTTCATCAATGGTTTGTGTCAGAGTATTTCCAGATCGTTCTGCATTTTTAATATTTTCTTCAATTGCCTTTTGCTTTGTCTCTTTAATACGTTGATCAAATGCATTTTTTGCATTTACTTCATTTTTTACTTTTTCATGCATCAATTGATTTAGCTCCTCTTCTAAATACTCCACTTTTCCAGTTTTATAAGCCTCAGGATCCCAAGGCATCCATAATCCTACTGGTCCAACAAATACATCATGATGTGGATCTACTTCTCTTAACATCTTACATCTTAATTCAGCTTCTTCCATAGTTGGATAAACACCTCTAACCTTGATACCTCTACCACTAGTTTGAAAATTATGAAGAATACCAAAATTTTTCTCTAATTCATCTTCATTCTTGTCAATAAATGTTTTATAGTCATCACTCATAGATGATTTAGAAATTAATTCATTTTCTTCTTTACAAAATTCTTTAAAATCTGTAAATATATCATCAAAATTAAATTTATATTTATAGGATAAGAAATTAAGAAATTGAACAAATTTTTCCATAGATTTATTCAAATCCCATTTCTTTAGGAACTCTTCGAAAAAAAATATTTCTTTTTGTTTAAGAATTTTCTCTGGTGAAACAAAAGAAATACAAACAAACTTTTGTCCAGCAATAGCCTTGTCTTCTTCAAGTAAATCAACATACTTTAAATTTGGTTTTCCATCACTAGTCATTTTTTTTTCATAACCGATACTTGTAGTTTCTTTAGAACAACTCATTTAGACAATATTCTACTATTGTTTTAAGTTTTTTTATAAAATATATATTTTTTTCTTAATATTTAATATAATGGCTGGAATAATTAATGTTGGTGAACTTGTCAATCGAATAATTAAGTATTTAGTTGAAGGTTTAATGGTTGCTATTGCCGCTTATGCTATACCAAAACGCTCTTTGAATATTGAAGAGATTTGTCTAATTGCTTTAACTGCTGCTGCTACCTTTAGTATTTTAGACACATATATCCCAAGTATGGGTGCCACAGCACGTTCTGGAGCTGGATTTGGTATTGGTGCAAACTTGGTGAAATTCCCAGGTGGATTTTAAATTATAAAAATAATATAATAGATACTTTTTATCCAGTATATTATTTACACCTTTGCACATTTCAAACGCCAATTATTTATTTTATAAATTTTTATATAGTCTGTATAAATTCCCAATTAAGCTCAAAACATATTTTTTTCCAAATGGCATCTTGTTCAATACGCTTCTCTCTATCTTTCAACATGGGAAAATTTTCCAAGTACTGAGTTTCACCAAGTAGTTCACATAATTTATAAGCTGTATAATAATAATTTAAAAAATTGACACGATCATCTGGACAAAATTTTGAATACGGAGATTGTAACTCAATAAATAAATTACATAGCGTTTCTTCTAATTCCTGAGACATGATTGGTGGTTTAATGCCTAGTTTATCTTTAATGAATGGAATATGTTCATAGTATTTATTATATCCTAGTTTTTTTAAAACTTCTTTGGTTTTAATATTATTAATTTGAGATAATTCAATTCTCTCTTTTTTTATTTGTAACTTTATGTTTTCAATTACTTCTGTAGGAATTTGAGTAGTTTCTTTTCCTTGGAATTGAGCCAATATTTCTTTAAAGTGATTAATTCTTTTATAGGCATAAAAACATACTTCTTTTGGCGGTTCTTTATAAGACGGTTTTTCATTTTCTATTAAATAAGGAATATTTCTTGAACAAAGATTACAAACTAATAATCCTTCATCTTCAATTGGAATTAATTCTCCTTTTAGACAGTACTGACAAATATTATTTTGTGATACAAATTCATTTACATCTAGATAAGTATCATCGATATTAGTCAAATATTTTTGTACTATATTATGATTATTGTTAACTTCATTACGATTTGTATTGTTTATTTTAAAAAATTCTTCAATAAATTTATTTTTACTATTTAAACAATTGGAAGAAGAACCATTTGAAATATTTTTTTTATTTTCAAAATAATCAAATATATATTTCGAATTATCAAGAAAATATTCTTTTTTCTTATTTTTTATTGATTTTATATTTTCCTTGATTTCAGTAATTCTATCTGTAATATCCATTTTTTGCTCGATAGTCAATGTATCTTTTTCATTTTCCAACTTACTCTTTAAAATACTTTTTTCTTCTCTCATACTTGGAATATTATCTCTTTCATCTACTGCAAATTCATTTAAAAATTCTTTATGTTTATTATCAAGTGTAACTAAATTTTTTTTTTGAACTTTTATTTTTTTTACATTTTTCGGTTTAAAAGAAGGCATAATTATAAATATATTAATTTATTTAAT